TTACCGTGTCGGTAGATTTTTTATCGCGCTATTAGGTTCGTTCATAGCGCTATCGTCGATCGATATTAGCGTGCCGCCCTCTAAACCCAGGTCATATTCGACGTCGCGCTCATAAAAGCGCCTTTTTGCGTGTTCTTCGTCCATATCGGCGTCAGAATTTACGCTGACAACTTTCTCATCTGCGCTTTGCTCTTGCATATCCGTATCCCGTGTATCGCCCGCCTTGCGAAAAGCGCCGCGTATGTCCTGCACGAGTGCAAAAGCTTTGGAGCCGATAGACAGAGCTCTTAACGCAGTCGTAAGATACAGTTGCGATGTCGAAGTAGCGCCAGCTGCCGCAAATCCACCTATAGACGCCCCTTGTGTCCCTGCAGGGCCTAGACCCGCGGAGCTACCGGCTCCCGCCCAAGAGCTTACGCTCACGCCGTTGTAAAGCTGGCAGGTTTGATTGGCGCCTGCTGCTCCTGCAACAGCCTGATTGGTTGCGGTGCTAGCGTTTTGAGCGGCGGCAGTTTGAAAGAAAAAGTCTTTTGCGGCGGTATAGATCGATCCGATCGCGCCGACCCACCCCATTACTCGACCAATTTTACTGAGAGTTTTATTGCCTGCTATCATTCCTAACGTTGTGATAAATCCGCCGATTGCGCCTACGATTGCGAGCGTCGCCATAGCGCCCGCTAAAGTTACCGTTCCGCCGCTACCTACGATTGCTCCTATTGTAGCCCCTGCGGCAGGGCCATAAGTGCCTACGCTTACCGCTATTAAAAAAATAGAAAGAAAAAATAGAACGGGAGGTATTATTTGCTTATACCAGCCTCCTTTTTTACTTTTTGTATGATAGGTGACGCCATAAAGGTTATTCCAATTTTTTACCCAGCGTCGAACTCCCATTATTGGGACATCGCTGTCTGCATAAAAAAGAGGATATGCCGCGGCAGATATCGAACCGGCATCCGGTTTATCATCCTTTGGGTTATTGTTCCCTATGTATATACAAACCGTCGCATCGGATGTATCGATTAAGTAATTATTCACATATTCAAACTCGGCGATCCCTAATTTTGTCGCTATATCTTGAGCCATTGTAAGCCCTCCATATGTCGATACTCCATAAGGTTCAAGATGGGATTTATGATAGGTTTCTAAAATTGCATTAAATTTCTCAAAAGAGAATTTGCTCCCAAAATTTTTGCAATAAAAGCTAAAATCGGATACCTTGGTTTTTTTTACCCAAAAATAGTCGGTTATTTCGCCCTCGCTCGGGCCGTTATATGTTTCAATAGGACTCTGTTTATTAAATAGCTGCGAAAGCCCGAGATTATTAACCCCATCTCTAGCGTATGGCTGCACGCCGCCGCTATTGATATTGTATGCTCCATTCTCGGGTTTTATCCATTCTCCACTTACTGCATGCCCCCATCTTTTTACTTGCTCCGTTTTGTCTTTGCAAAAATAAACTCGCCCCCATTTTTTAGTGTTTAGGTATATTACGCCAGCCCGTCCTTTACGGACAAGCTGTCTGTGGAGATATTCATATATGCGACCATATGAAACGGCACTCCATATCATCCCGTTTCTGGCGTCTTCTACGAAATTCCACGAGGTCTGCTTAAAAAACGCAGCGGCATCGGTAGGCATTACGGCACGACCTTATCGATCGCATCGAACATTTTTGTAGTCATATCCGCAGGCGGAGTAAGGCCGCCTACAGAGTAGCCGAATACGCTATCTTTAAGAAGGCTCGCTTTTTGAATTCTTAGCTTGTCGTCGTAGCTTTTGATCTCTCTATCTATCGCCTGACCTCGCTTCTTTTCGCTATTGGTCTGTTCTTTGATTAGAGCCGTGCGCGCCTCGTTAAATGCCGCCTCCCGATCTGCCAAATTTAGCTTTTTCTCCATCAGATCAAGCTCGCGTTCTTTGAGTTTGACATCGGCATCGGCTATTTTTACTTGGGCTTCGAGCTGCTGTTTTCGCAAAGGAAGCTCCTCGCTTTCGCTAAGAAGTCGCAGGGCGATCTCTTGACTGCTCGTCGTTACGCTCTGCGTCATCGAAACGAGAGTGTTGCAAAGCATATCAAATTTCTTGTCATTCGCCGCTCCGTATTTTTCAAAATACTCATCGATCTTCCCAGCGAATTTATCATACGGCGTATCTGCCGCCATGGTGTCGCCGAGCACGCGCTTATAAAGCTCGCTATATGCTTCTTTATAATCGGCCATTTTTTAATCCTTTAATATAATCCTCAACCCTTTTTGGGGTTTGGCGATACAGTAGGCTCGCGCGCAGATTTCTTGCCGCCTGTGCGTAGTCTCCAGCTTCGATGCAGCTTAGAGTATGACGGAAGCCCATAAGCCCCGCAAGCCCTAGCTGATACGCCATTTCGATTAGGGTGTCCTGCACGTTTTGCGGCTTGCTCCCTAGCCACGGCAAGCACTGAAAGAGCCGTTTTCCCAGCTTTTTTAGCTTGAGATTCAAAATTTTATCCGCCACCTCTTTACCCATCGGCTCTGTTTTGCCATTATTTAGCGCTAGCTCATCAGGACTTAGCGCCGAGACCAAAAAGCCGTATCCTATCGTAGCCTTTCCGAGGCTGTCTTTGTATATGTGATCCCGAAAGCCCTCGTGGGTTTTGATGTTTTCGATGAGGCTCATATCCCCTCCTCGCTCGTGATTTCGATGAATTCTATGTGTTTGCCCGAACAAATTTTGAAAAACGAATTATATGTCCGAACGGAATTCGTAACTCCCGCGGCGCTGTATCCGTCGCCTATGAGGATACATCCCGACGTATCTTGCGGGTAGTTTCCCGTATGGATCAGAATGTATCTATCTTTCGGCACCAGCTCGTTGTATAGAAGCGGACACATCCGTTTTTGTCTTGAGCTATTGTGCCACTCCATTTTATAACGCCCTGCCGGAATCCGCCTATCCTTGCCACGCTCGGTAGTATCGCCGCCCGCGGGCTCAAGGGTGAAGCACTCAAAAAGCCTTTTTCCGTCGTCCGTGATCGTTAGTTTTCCAATCGTGCCATCGTGGATATTTTTAAATCTATTTATCTTTATCTTCATAGTCGCCTCTTTCCTCAAATTTATCAAAATATTCATCGTGCCTGTTCAGCTTACTATTGATTGCCTTATCTATCGTCTCTTTGATCCATTCGGTTCCGCGCCAAGCAAGGAACCCGCAGATTGCGAGCGACGCCCTCGTATCTTTTATAAAGAAATTCGCCATCTCAAAGCCTATCCAGCCCAAAAACATCGACGTTGCAATCCCCACAATGACGCTCGTAGCCTTTTTCTTGCTATCGCTGTCGATATAATCAAGTATGCCGCCGATAAAGCCCACTAAAATGACCCAAAAATAAAACCCCACCTTGTCTAATAGTTCCATTGCCACTTCTTACATCGTAAATAAAAGCATCAGCAAGATCGAAATAACGATCTCTATGATTGCTCTTTTGCTAAGCCAAAACTTCTTAGCTCTTAGGATCATTTCCATCGCTGCACTCCCTTAGTAGTTCCTCGCAGGTCTTGTAGTAGCGCATTAGCGCTTTTGCTGCTGCGGGCGTAAAATCATAGCTCGGTTTTTTCGGCATCGCCTTGATACATTTTACAGGGATATAAACTTCTTTATACTCCGTCCTAGTTATGATGTTGGGCTTGCTGCATCCGATCAAAAACAAAGCAAAAATGCTAACGAGCCATTTCATTTATCAGCTCCTCATAAAATTTCACTTTGTTCTGACACTCGCCGTTGATAGGCTCCTTAATCTTTTCAAATTTAGTCACCACCTTTTGTTCTACCTCTTTGATATTTTTTACTTCCATATTTTTTATCCGCTCGTTTTGCAAATCAATTTTGGCGTTGCAAGCCTGCAAATTCGAGGAGCTGATCAGCTCTTGGGTTTTGGCGAACACTAGGTCTTTATTCAGCTGTTCGATCTTGCCTTTGAGACTATGGTTCCACCCCGCCAGCGCAAGGCAGGTAAGTAGAAGCGCCGCAATAACTCCAAGGTAAATTTTAAAGTTCATAGCGCCACCTCGATCGTATCAGTGAATACTATGGTGTCAAGCTCTTTTTTGTTCTTGGCTTTTGAAATTTCCAGCTCATACTGCCATTTTAGGGCGTGAAGCTTCTGCCCTCCTAGCTGGATTGCCTTTTTAATGCGTTTCAACTCCTCTTGTCCGTTTATCTTTTTCATTGAGTTATCATACATACGAAATGCCCTTATTTCGAGGCTGTCAAATATATCGATCATAGCCTCGACGTTGAGTAGGTATCGATAGCCTCCATTGATGACGCCAAAGTCCTTGAGATTGATCTTGCAACTATCGCCCATTGAATGGGTCCAAGCGGCAAGCTCTGCGGTCTTTGCTTCGCGTAGCTGCTCTATAGATGGCTCTTTTGGTGCTTCACTTAGGGCTGAAGTATCTTGATCTAGTTTTGTGATTTTTACTTCATTATTGTTTGCGTCGTAGTATGTTTTACCGCGTTCATCTTTGACGTATTGCCAAGTGCCCTCTTTAAAGCATACTGCATAACCTTTTTTAGAGGCAAGCGGTTGCGTATCCGTAGCATTAGCTGGGATTAGATATACGCTTTCCTCAAGCGGGCTTTTTTGTGCCTCGCTTTGCCCTAGATACTCCCCCGATACCCCGTCATAATTGTAGATTTTCATTGCTCTTTCCTTAATATTTGATATAGAAATTTACCGCTACGTTGCGCGGTCTATTTTCATTTGCGGTAGGTACTACTCTTGAGGCATCAAATCCTATAGAATTAATTTTATTGTCACCGCCAGCAGAGACACTCCCTCCTTGATTGGATATAGCGTATATACATCCTTGTGTAGAAAAAAAGTAACTGAAAAGAAGACCAGCTCGCGCAGTAGCTCCTGTTATGTTCCTGATAGCGTCCCCCTGTGCCGAGCCTAGTGTACGTCCAGCGTCCACGCCTCGCCCGCCATCTGTTCCTCGGATAAACTCTCCGCGCAAGTCAGGGATATTAAAGGTGCTTGAGCCATCTCCTGTTCCGTATGCCGTGCCGATAGCTTCGAAAAGCGTGCTATAGCTAGTTCGAGAAAGCGCCGAGCCGTCACAGAGCAAAAAGCCCTCGGGCGCTGACGCTCTTGCGCTCGCGATTATCGCACCTACAAAAACAGACGCGGCGGATTCTTCTTTTTTTGCGTATTGATCCGCCGCAATCCCACCCAGTTTCGCGCTATCTGCAGCTTTATCGTTTTTGCCTAGCTTTTGATCTACTTCAAGCGCGGTTTTCATCTTTTTTATCGTTGCAAACCTCATCTGCTTAGGCTCGGCTTCGCTGCTTTGAGCTGCGCGATAGCAAATTTCGCTATTTTCATCTATCGCGTCGTCTTGAGCTTTCTCGGTCGTTAGAAAATTCCCCGCCGTAACCCGATGAGCCTTGAAATCGCCGTTTTCGTCGCGTAACGCGAGAGTATTCGGCGAGCTCGCTGCAGTCGGATTATATTTGTCGATTTTCATATACTTATCGGCCGCGGCTCCGCCTAATTTCGCGCTATCTGCAGCTTTATCGTTTTTGCCGAGCTTATTTCCGACGATGCTTTTTAAATCGTCAAAATCGGTTGTATCGGTTTTTAATTTCAGTAGTTCCCCGATCTTTTTGCTTGAATAGGTAGTCGTAGTTTTTTCCGAGGTATCGTTGATTACCCCGCTTTTTAAGATGCCCTCTATTTCCGCCTTTAGCTTTTGCATGCTTTGCAATAAGGCTTGCTGCTGCTCGAATTTTTGATTTATCGTGGAGGCTTTTTCTGAAATGTCTTTATGCGCGACATCCACCTTATCCTTAAGCTCTTGGACGAGATTTTTATCTTCCAAGACCTGATTTGCTTTTTCCAAGATGTCGTTGTAGATGGCATTTAAGCGGCTGTTGTCGATTTTGCCGACAGAATTGATCGCTTTTTCTATTTCCGCGCTTAGAGCTTTTAAAATTTCAAGCTTTTCAGCACCCAGTTTAAGTTCATAAATCGATACCATTTTTACCCCTTTAATATGCTTGCGGCAACGAGAGCATTAAGGATTTTTAGCCGCTCTGCCAAAGCCCGCAGCAGCTCTAAAATGTCAATGTCCGATATTGCCTCGGCGTTTAAAAGAGCCGTATTAAATCCCTCCTCAGTCATCGAATATCCTTTCTTTGCCGTCGTTTGCGATATAATCCGAAATGATTTCAAGCGCCAAATCCCTATAAAAAGTGTCTTGGTTGATGATAAACGCTACGTAGTTGATTGCCGCATATGTTAGGCTCTCATCGATCATAATATGCTCTTTTTCGTTACTGAAATTTGGCTTGTCGGGGTATGTGATATAAAAGCCGTTCGCGACGTTTCTATATACTCGTTCGCTCTCTACGCTACGCAACAATTCGCTAGGCGTGCATTTGTTAGCTACCCACAGCATAGCCTCTAAAAACATTTCGGACAATATCTCATCGGGCGGCATTTTTTTTCCGCCCCCCCCCCTCTGAGCGAGA